TTGCTGGAATAGCTAGTGATGTAAGTACAGTTAGTAGTATAGCTTCTGATGTTACAGCAGTTGCAAATGATGCAACTGATATTGGTACTGTAGCTACAAATATTGCTTCAATCAATACGGTAGCTACAAATATTGCTGATGTAATAACAGTGGCTAACGATCTTAATGAAGCTATATCAGAAGTAGAAACTGTAGCTGATGATTTAAATGAAGCTGTATCTGAGATTGATACAGTATCAAATAATATTACAGATGTTCAAACAGTTGGTAATGCAACAAACATAAATAATATTACTTTAGTTGCAGGTCAAATATCTCCAACAAATAACCTTGCTACAATAGCTGGATTAACTACTGAGATTGGGCAAGTAGCAGCAATTGATTCTGATGTAACTGCTGTTGCAAATATAAATTCTGAAGTAACTACAGTTGCTGGATTAAATACAGAAATTGCAGGTGTATATGCAATATCTGGACAAATAACTTCTGTAAACTCAAACTCATCAAATATTAATACAGTTGCTACAGATCTATTAGGATCTAATACAATTGGTACTGTTGCAACAGATTTAGCTGGAGCAGATAATATTGGAACAGTTGCAACTAACATTGCTTCTGTAACTGATGTTTCTAATAATATTGGATCTGTTAATGACTTTGCTGCTAGATACAGAGTATCTGCAACAGCTCCAAGTACATCATTAGATGTCGGAGATTTATGGTTTGATTCTACAAATGACATTATGAAAGTGTACTCATCTGGTGGATTTATTAATACTGGATCTTCAGTAAATGGTACATCTGATAGATTTACTTATACAGTATCATCATCAACTACTACAATTTCTGGAAATGATGATTCTGGAAATAGTCTTGTTTATGATGCACCATATATTGATGTTTATTTAAATGGTGTAAAAATGGTAAATGGAACAGATGTAACTGTTAGTTCTGGTACATCAATAGTATTTGCTAGTCCAATAGGAGCTTCTGGTACTGATGTTGTAGATGTTGTAACCTTTGGTACATTTGAATTAGCAAACTTTAGTATTAATGATGCTAATGATGTATCTACTGCTGGTGTTACAGATGGACAAGTTTTAACTTATAATGCTTCATCTTCTACATTTCAACCAGGCAATGCTAGTTCAGCTGAAGTATATGGATTTAATAAAGATGCTTCTGGAAATTTAATTGTTACTACTACAGATGGTGGTGCAGATAATATTGATGCTGCAACTTTTGCTGCATTTGATGATGTATTATTTAGTGCATCTGGTTTTACATTTAGCATTTCAAATGGTCAATTAATTGCAACCATATAATGTGCGTAGATTGTAAATTAAATTAATTTAAAAAGGAGAACAAATGGCAACAATAAATTTAGGCGCAATAAAATTCAATTGGAAGGGTTCATACTCTGGAGCTACAGCTTATGTTGTAGATGATGTAGTAGAATCTTCTGGAAGCTCATACATTTGTATAGCAGCAACAACTGGTAATGCTCCACCAAATGCAAGTTACTGGGAACAAATGAGTTCAGCTGGTACTAATGGTACTGATGGAACAGATTTAGGAACAACATTAACTACACAAGGCGATATTGTTTATAGAGATGCGTCTGGTCTTGCTAGACTTGGTGCAGGAACAAGTGGTCAAGTTTTGCAATCTGGTGGTACTGGTGCAAATCCTAGTTGGACTAATGTAGCAAGTGATTATGTTAAACTTGCAGAAACAACAATTACAACAAATACAAATCCTGTTTCTTTTGATGGATATTTTACTTCTGACTATGACAGATATGAAATTATTTGTTCAGATTTTGTAACAAGTGGAGATGGCGATTTATGGTTTAGAGTAAGAACAGGTAATAGTGATAATTTTGGAAATTATTATGCAAATAATAACTCATATTTATACACAGATACTACACCTAGTAATAATATTGGTACTCAATCATCTGGTTCAAATGATTACAATGATGAAAGTAATTTTTGGAAAGGTAATGGTGATGATTTTGCAAGTGGAAAAAAACATTATCTTCATTTTACTATCCATGACCCACTTAATACTACTGACTTTAAAATGATGGAATACAGATATGGATATGGTGTATCGTCAAGTAATACTGTAATACAACAACCTTTTGGTTTTGGTGTATTCAAACTTACAACTGCTTTAACAGGTTTAAGTGTTTTTCCATCAAGTGGAGATTTTACAGGTGGAACATTTAAACTTTATGGTTTGAAATAAGGAGATTAAAATATGAAAAAAGTAATAGTAAATCCAGAAAATCCTAATGGTAAATTAGTTGATTTAACTGCTGAAGAAATTGCTGAAAAAGAGCAAATGCAACAAGATGCTCAAGCACATAAACAAGCTATTGAAACAGCTAAAACACAAAAAGCTACAGACAAAGCTAGTGGCAATCAAAAGCTATTAGACTTAGGACTTTCACAAGCTGAAGCAACTGCATTAACTGGTTATACACCACCAAGCGAGGAGTAAAACTCCTATGACTAAAGCAAGAGATATTGCTGACTTTAAATTTGAAAACATAGTTGATACTGGTACTGAAGGTACTAGAGTAGCTACAGGTACTACAGCACAAAGAGGTAGTACAGCAGGTCAATTAAGATTTAATACTGATACAGGATTAGCTGAATATTATACTGGTACTGCTTTTAAAAGTATTGATAGTCCACCAATAGTTTCATCACTTGATGTTACAGAAGTAGATAGTCAAGCTGGTGGTAATCAAACAATAGTTATTACTGGTGATAATTTTCAATCTGGTGCTACTGTAACTTTTGTTGGTTCAAGTGGAACAAATTTTAACGCATCAACTGTAACAGTAGATAGTGAAACTCAAATTACAGCAGTTGCACCTAAATCATCTTTTTTAAATCCACAAGAACCTTATGGTGTAAAAGTTACAAACACTTCTGGTTTATCATCAACACTTGCTAGTCAAATTAATGTAGATACTTCGCCAAGTTGGCAAACAGCAAGTGGTTCATTAGGTACAATATTTTCAAATGATACTGGAAATCATTTTACAGTTTCAGCAACAGACCTAGATGGAGATACTGTAGCTTATTCTGAAACTGGTGGTACAGTTTTGTCTAGTCAAAACTTAACATTAAATTCATCTACTGGAGTTATATCTGGTGATCCAACAGATGTTAGTTCAGACACAACATTAAATTTTGATTTAAGAGCAACTGCCAATACTAAAACAGCAGATAGGTCATTTTCAATTATATTAAGACCACCTAAAACTATAGATACTTTTGATATATTTGCAGATAATAGTGCTATTGCTTATTACAAATTAGATGGAAATGGAACTGACGAAGGTGGTAATTGGAATGCTACAGAAGGTTCTTTTGTAACTACATTTGCAACAGGTGGTAAATTCGGAGGTTATGTAAAAGGAAATACTGGAAGTAATGTTGGAAGTGGTTACAGAGTTAATAGCCAAACTTTTGCTAATTTATTTGCTCCTTCTAATGTTTGGTCTTTTTCAAAATGGTTTCAACCAACTACTGGTGGTTCACACATGACAATTAATGGTTCTATATGTTTTTGGTATATTCAAACTGATGTTAATGGAGCAAACACAGCATATGTTAAACATTATGATACTGGTTCAAGTACAAATATCGATGCACAAGGAAATTACACTAATAATGGAAACACTTGGCAACATTTAGTTGTAACTAATAATCCAAATGGACAAACTAAACTTTATGTAAATAATTCTTTAATAGCTTCAGCTAATAGTACAACAAGTACAAATAATTATGATACTGGTGGTTCTCGTGTTGATATTGTTCCACAAGAAGGTGGAACAAGTGGTGCTCCTACTGACCAAGTTAGATTTTTTAATACAGAACTAACAACTTCTCAAATAGCAACTTTATATAACGAAATAGGATAATGCCTAGAAAAAAAATTACATCAAAAGCTTATCCAGAAATAGCAGCAGGTGTAAGATTATCAGCTCATGAAAAAGTATGCGCTGAAAGGATGAAAAATTTATTAACATCAATTGAAAGACTAGAAAAAAAAGTAGACACATTATCTGATAGCGTATCTAAAGGAAAAGGAATAGTAGCTGTATTAGTTTTTTTAGGAGGCTTAGCAGCAAGTATTTTAGGCTATTTAAACTTTAGATGAAGTTTACGTTAGTAATATGGATTTGTAGTTTTGTAAATCAAGTTTGTGCCCCTCCAATTACTCATAATATTCTTTACAATTCTTGGAATGAGTGCGTTGATTCAGCTTATGATTATTCTATAAAATTCCTTAATAAACAAAATGTAGACGAAGTTAATAAAATGAAA